GGGCGTGCCACGCTCGATCGCTGCGCACAACTCCGCCCAGGTCTGCACCTGCACGCACTTGGCCCGCCGCTTGGCAGCCTCGCGGCCGAGCTCGAGCGGAACACCATCGCGGCCCCACGAGCGAGACAGTGGAACGGAGTATTCGCGGAGATCGAACGGGCCGTACTGCGTCCGGTACAGCACACCGCCCACGCTCTTGTCGCGGCAGTTGCCGGTGAGCCACCGCGCGGCCGCTCCGCCGTAGCTGCCGTCCCCACCGTAGTTTCGTTCGAGCGGCGGCAGGCGTCCGGCCGTCCGCGAACCGCCATAGATCGGCTCGGTGGCCGCCGCGAGGGGCGGTTCCTTGATTTTGCCGGCGACGTGGTCCACGCACTCGGCCGCGTACATGCCCAAGCCGAACGCGAACGAGACGCACGTCCCGGCGTTGCCCTGGTCCCACGACTGCCAGGGCTTGCCGTAGCGCCGCTGGTGGGCGACGTTGACCGCCCGGTACAGGAACGTGTCGCGGCCGGTCGCGTTGGCCATGGCGTCGGCACCGGCCTCGGAGAACGTCGGCTCGTCGAGCTCGCGGAGGAACTGCTGCACGCCCTCGGGATTCGGCGTGTAGCCGTAGGCCGCGTCGACGCGCTGGAGAGCGCGATGGACGAAGTGGTCGATGATCGCGCCCAGCACCGCCGCGAAGACGACGAACGCGATGGCGGACCAGGTCCACCGCATCTGGCGATCACTCATCGGACCGCCTCCTCGGCGGCCTCGGCCAGCGCCCGGTAGGCCGCGACCCACTTGGCGCGGGTCGTCGCGTCGAGCGGCCCGCCTGACGTGCCGGCGACGTCGTCGAGATACTTGCCTGCGGCGGCCACCGCGTGGGGTTGCTCGCGGGTCAACTGCCGCGGCAGGAACCGGCCCTCGGCCGCGGCAATCCGCACGTCCTCAATCTGCACGCCGGTCTTGATCCGCGGCTCCTGCTTACCGCCGTCCGCCGCCAGGGCGTCGGCGATCCCGTGGCACAGGCCCGCGAACGCCGCCGCGTCCTCGGCCGCCTCCGGCCCGATGAACTTGCCGCGGAGGTCGAGGCCGGCGGCGGGCGTGGGGCGGTGGGCAGGCCGCGGCCAAAACTCCACGCAGGCCGCGAACGCCGCGCCGCCGGCCAAAGCTGCAGCCAGGATGTACTTCTGGCGGTCGCTCATTTCTTCCGGCTCCCGTGGAGGAGATCCAGCCAGAGCGTGTCGACCGCGGCCGACGCCTGCTCGTCGAGTTGCTCGCTTGCGGCCAGCCGGTCGCGGACCTCGAGCAGCGATTCGATCGCCGCCCGCGGGTCCGGGGCGGCCGGCGTGGCCGGCGGCACCACGGGCTGCACGCGGAACAGATCCTCGGCCGACGGCAGGGCCGCGCCGGGCTTGCCTTTGCCGGCTGGCCAAAACAAAAACGCCACCGCGGCGAGAACAATCAGTCCGGTGATCATGTGGAGCTCCTGGAGATCCGTAGCAGGGCCTCGACGGCCCCGGCGGCCAGCGACAAAACGAGAACGCGGGTTGCAGGCCGGAGGATCACCCACGCCGGCCACGCGGCCACCGGGACGGCCTTGTCGGCGACTGTGTCAAACAGCACAGCCGCGGCCGCCAGGGCCACCTCCCGCTTCTGCGGGCCGGTCAGCGTGGCCACGGCTTCGAGGCCCTCGACCGCCATGTACAGCAGCTGCACGAGCAGCCGGCCGAACTCCTGCCAGGTCAGGCCGTCTCTGGCCTGCTCGCGGGCAGACGCGAAGAACGCGGTGAGCCGGGCGGAGACGGTGGTGATTGAATCGGCGGCGGCGTTCATCGCTTTCGGCTCCAGATCTCGGCGGCGGGCACGAGCCGCTTGCGGCGGGCATGGCAACAGGTGCACTCCAGCCGCTGGACCTGGTCGTCGCCGGCACGGCGCGACGTGATCACGCGGCAACGTTGCCCGCACTTGCGGCAGGCCCTACTTGATTCGGCCGACATTGGCGCGGAGCCTCATGGCTGCGAGTTTGGCGGAGGCCGCCGTGAGAGCGTAGGACCAGCGGCGGCGCTTGTCGGCCTGCTCGTCGGCCACCTTCTCGGCGGCTTGCCGCTGCTCGGCCTCGGTGAGGTTCTCGGCCCGCCACTGCTCGAGCGACCGCAGGGCCGCGGACGACTGCGGATAGGCCGGCCGGGTCACGACCGAGACGTCGTAGAGGCCCGAAACCTCGGTTACCGTCCGCACGGCTGTCCCGTCCGGCTCCTGCGTCCACGACTCGCCGCCCTGCGCCACAGAGAACGCGAAGCTCGCTCCGAACAGGTCGCCTCTCCTGACCAGCGTGAGGATGTCGCGGCCGAGCGTCGTGTCCGGCGGGTCGATCGCGTAGTTGAGCCCACGCTCGGAAACAGCCAGCTTGAGCGTGTCGTTCGTGGTGCGGCCGATCGGCTGGCCGGCGTGGTCAAACAGGGCCACCACGTCCACGCCGCCGCGCGGGTCGTTCCGGTGGCGGCCCACCACCTTGTCGAACGCGGTCGGGGCGAACACTTCGCGGAACCCGCCCAGGTCCTCGCTCTTCGAGTTGAACGGCGGGCTGATGCCCTTGATCAGAGGGGACGCGGCCGACCGCTCCTCGAGCTCGATCGGCTCCACCACCGTCGGGACATAGCGGCGCTCGATGCTGTCAGTCGTCATGTCCGTCCTCGTTTGTGATGACGTCGTCGGGCTCGATCGTGTCGGCCGGGTACTGCGTCCCATCCGGCACGGCATCGGGACCGGTGCCGGTGGCCGACGTTCCCAGCGGCGCGAACCCCAGCTGCATGTAGGTCGCGTTGGCCGCCGGGTTCTCCAACAGGTCAAGGTCTTCGAGGTCGCGCAGTTCGTTGGGCGAGATCGCGCCGCAGTTGAAAAGGAACTGGTAGAGCGCCACGCGGGCCTGCGTGTCGCCGCGGAGCAGCGCCCGACTGTCGAGCCGGCAGTAGTGCCGGCCGTCCATCGGGTTGTCGTAAGTCCGCAAGATCGAGCGGTCGATCGCCCCCTCGAACCGCTTCTGCCACGGCAGCAGGCCGAAGACGTGGGCCGTCACGAACTCCTGTTCCACGTTGCTGTACTTTGCCATGTCGGCATCGCCCAGCAGCGTCGTCGGGATGCCGTAGACCCTGGCGACGTCGGGCAACATCGACTTGCGAAGCTCCATGAACTGGTTGGCTTCCTGCGAGTTGCCCTCGATCGGCTTGAACTGCGTCTTTTTGGGCAGGATCGCCGTGGAGCCCCGCTTGCGGGCGCCGCCGTAGATCTCCTTCCACTGCTCGCGGAACCGGGCCGCAGCCTCCGGCGGGATCTCTTCCTGCGTCTCGATCACGCCGTCGGGGCGGGCGGAGTTGTCCCAGAAGCTGGCCGCGGCCACGTCGAGCTTCCGGGCCAGCGCGACGCTCGTGGAGCAGAGCTCGGCTGGAAGCTGCCCCTCGTAGCTGTTGTCCGAGAGCCAGCGGTAGTGGACGATCTCCGATTGCTGAAAGTCCTTGTGCTGGCCACGCGGCAGCAGGTAGCGGTAGATCAGCCCGTCGCCGCCTCGCAGGCACGACATGCGGCTCGGGTGCAACGGCTCCAGGGCGGAGCAAAATCCATTGCTCCCGGCCACGATCCGCGAGTAGGCCCGCCCGTAGAGGGCCAGGTGGTAGCCGGTCGTTTCCTTGTACTCGAAGTCCGATTGCCACGAGTTGGGCCGCCACGTCAGCACGTCGTAGCAGGCCAGGTCATGGGCGTGCGTCTTCGGGTATCCCGGCCGCCTGCGGATGACCTCGGTGGGCATACACGCAAGCGAAGACGCGATGAACCGCACGCACGCGAGGATGCACGTCACGCGGACGGCCACCTCGGCGGAGATCGCGTCGGCCTGCAGGACGGTGCCGATCGGCAGGTGGTCAGCCAGCGCCCTGATGGCGAACTGGTCGAGCTTCTTTCCGGCCCGCGGCGCCCGCGGCTTGGCCGCCGTCTTCTTCACAGCTCGATGATTTGCCATGCGTCTGGACTCGTTTCCGGCTCAGCCGTCATCGAGACCGCCAGGCCGCAGACGGCCGCGACGATCCCGTCCGTCTTGTCCTGGCTGCGGCCCTTGTCGGGCTTCATGTTGCCCTGGTGGTCGACGTACAAACACACGTTCCCGGCCATCCACTGCAGCACCGGCGACGGGCACCGAAATTTCCGCTCGTGGATCAGCACCTCAAGCAGCTTGGACGAGCCCGTCATCCGGCCGACAGTCTGGCCGATAGCGTGCACTTCCAGCCCCGCCCGTTGAAGTTGCGTCGCCACGCTGCCCAGGTTCCACGGGTCAGCGCCGACGCCTCGCACATGGTGATTCTGCGAGTACGCGATCAGGTCGGCGGCGACCTGGTCGTGGTCGAGCCGCACTCCCGGCGTGGTTCTGATCCAACCGTTTTCTATCCACTGGCGCAAAGGAACGCGCGATTCTTTCTCGCGCTCCGCCACGTTCTCCTCGGGCATCCAAAACATCGCGTCGGCGTCGTAGCCACCCTGGCCGTCCGGGAAGAGCGCGACGGCCGCCGTGAGGTCGAGGTGATCGGCGAGGTCCAGGCCGATGAAGCAGCTGCGGCCGGCGAGCGGCTCGGGCGGAGGAGCCACGCAAGGGGCATAGGCCTCGTGGGTAAACCAGCGGTTGTCGGGAGTCGTCCAGACGTTCATCGAGTACCGAGCCCACCGCGATCTCTTGACAGGATTGGTCAAGGAGTCCTGCCAGTCGGCGCGGAACTCCTCCTCGGGGAATGTCACGCCCATGGACGGGTTGACGCGCCGCCAGACTTCCGGCGAGTCCAGGTCGTCGGTCTCCGGGTCGGCCGCGTAGATGAGCCCGTAGAACGTCGGATTCGCGGCCGGGTTCTTCATCACGAGCTCGCAGTCCTGCCACCACTGGTAGCCGGGTCCTTTGCGGTCGTCCCCGGCCGTCGAGATGGCCAGCACGAGGCCGTTGGGCGTCGCCCTGGTCGCGTACATGAGCGCCGACACGAGCTCGTCGCTCTTGTGGGCGTGGATCTCGTCAATGATCACACTGCCGTTCAGGCCTTCGTTCCGGTACGCGTCGGCAGAGAGACACCGCAGGACGTTCCCGTGCTTCCGGTTGCGGATGATGCTCTTCGAGTCGACGACCTCGAGCACCTTCGACAGGGTAGGTGACGCTTCCACCGATCGCTTGAGCATCCGGTACAGGATGCGGGCCTGCTCGCGGTCGACGGCCGCCGGGTAGACGTCGGCCAGCGGCTGGTGGGCGGTGAGGAGGTATTGAGCGATGCCGCTCATCAGCCAGGTCTTCCCGTTCTTCTTCGGCACGAACACGGCACCGCGGCGATAGCGGAGCCGGCCGTCGGCACGCTTCCAGCCGAACAGCGGCGCGATCACTCGCTCGCGTTGCCAGTCGATCAGCTTGACCGGCACCGGCTCGCCGCCGTCGGGCGAGGGCACGCGGCAGAACTTCTCGATGAACTCCGCCGGCCGGGCGGCGGCTGCGGCGTCGAACGTGTAGCCTTCGACGGCCTCGTGCCGGCCTTTGGGCTTAGCCCGTGAACGCCCGGAGCTCGGCTTCTTCGGCGTCGATCTCTTCGGCATCAGTGGTCTCCGTTGGGAGTCGGCCCTCGGCTGCTGGCGTCAGGCCGAACTCGCGGGCCACCATGACGTAGTCGCGCCGGGCATCACGCAGCAGCCGGGCGATCGGGTTGGCCGCCTGGCCCTTCTCGGTGCTGGTCACCCAGCCCTCGGCGGCCAGCTGCTCGGCGAGCTCGCGGCAGTCGGCGTAGAGGTTGGCCAGGAGGCCGAACGTCTCGGCCTGCTCGGGCTTGAGCCGGCCGCCGGCGACCAGAGCGTCGGCGTGGTGCTCCCAGAACGCCACGGCCAGCGGCCGGGCCTCGAGGTGGCCCGGCATTGGCACGGCCGACGAGCTCGCGGGCTTGGCGGCCACGGCCGGCGTCTTGATGCCGAGCGCCTTCGCACGGGCCACTGCGGCCTGGGATCGCTTGCTGTTGGGGTCCGGGTGGCGTCCTCGACGGCCCATGGTTACCTCGGTTCAGGTCTTAGTTGGTCAGAAATTCGCGCAGAGGCAGCGTGGGGCTTTCCGTCGGACGTCGATCTGTCAAATCGCCCCACCCCCCCCCCATCGCATCACGCGAATCCCTTCCGTCGTTGCTCGTCTCGCGTCTTGCGCCCGTGG